CCCAATCGGTGTCTCCATATTGTAAGAAACAACGGCACGAATGCTTGAATCGAATCGAAAAAGTCATCGCCCGATACACCACGCTTACCTACATTGATGTGTCCACCACAATTACTGCTGTATTCAGCGTTGATATGGTCACGAAGTATTCGGCCCTCCAAAGCACTGTCTAACAACGGGTCATTCAAGTCATAGATTGGGCTGACTAATTCAAAGCCGGTTTCTTCGCACAGGCTACCATCCGACTCGCGGCACCATCCTGTCTCATCCACAGCATCCAAGTCCCACATATCAAACGGGTAATCATCTTCCTTCTCGACCTCGAAGCCAATCGTGTACACTGTGTCGGGTGTAGTGAAGTCTCTACGAAAACCACTGTGGTATGCATGGAGTTGGCGGTCATTGTCCTCCTCACGTCGGTACTCCTCATTGCGCTCACTCCAAAAGACATTCGTACCCTCATCATCAAGGTGGTACGTACCTCCATCTTCCTCGCAGTACAGCGTGTCATCAGTCCAGCACCACTGACCTTCGTACATACTGTAATCCCCATCTATGTACGATATTGTACCCCCATCTTCGTACTCTGGCCACCATATCCTGGCACCACACACAAGTGTTTTTACATCTGACACGTACTCGTCCTCAAGTATGGTGACTCTATTGAAACCCCCATCGTGGTGCAACATAGGTATTGCACACATCTCTGCTCGAGCGTACTCTCCCTCGTGCTCGCTCGGTGCTGTAAGCACTAAGCAGGCATCCGCATTCTCGACTTCGCCGTTGAAGCAAACGACTTGTCCATCTTTCAATTCATCCATAGGCATAATGTTATGTGTATCTATAGCCCTACACATATAGGCTTAGGGGACTGCATGGGACTCGAACCCATAGTACACACCTCCACCTTGTAACCAAAACCAAACCCATAGGTGGCTGTGTAGCAGTCCGTTTATAGTGTGGTCTCCACTACCAAATCATCCCCACAAACATAGGGTAACTATCTGACAATCAGTGTTAAAGGATTGTTAAAACTCATTCTCAACCTACGGTTCAACGTATGAGTGATCGGATAATACCCACGTCAACCGTGCCGTACTTGTTGTGTACCTTATGTAGGTACGCCCAAGCCTCGCGTATTTCCTTCTCGCTCGCTCTCCTTCTGCCGGTGTGTATAGCAACAGCCCGACTCAATCTTTGTAACTCATTCATAGGTTTGATTTTAGCACATCAAAGATGATGTCTTGAAATTCAAATTCATCGTCATCATTCGTATCCGTGCAGTCCTTCACAAGTCCGTTCGCTACGAACTTGTCTACAATTCTAATTGCGATGTCTCTTATATCATCGTTGGTCAACTCATTATTTGTCATACTCATTCACATTTGTTTAGGGGACTACGAGTGTCTCGCTCACTCAGTGCAACAGGGGCATAGGTGTCCCCTTTGCAGGTAGTCCGTTGTAGGTGTGGTCACCACCATCCAAAAAGTACCGTACTATTTCCTACGTTTTGCCCTACGGGACTCACGTTGGTCAGCACTACGTACGGCCTTGCTATGCTCACGCTCCGCTTTGCGGTCTATGCTGTTGGCGTATCTCATTTCAAGTGCATCGGCTTTTGCCTTGCCTCGTACCTTACGCTTGCTTGAGGCCGCAGTCTTGCCGCTCAAGGTCGGTGCGCTCACCACTCGGACTACGTACTCATAGCCCTTGTGGTTGCGTTGTGTTGCGAAATTGCCCATTACACGTTTGGGTTTTGAGGGTTAATGAACATATCGAAATTGCCTTGTACGAGTAAGCGGAACTGCGGGTCACGGACACTCTTGTAGGCACCAGCCAGTAGGTCTGTGTAGAAGCCGAACGATGAGAAGGCTTCAGTGTTTAGGAAATCCTCGAACAGGTTTTCGATGAAGTCGCGGCCCATAGTACGCTCAAGGGCTTGTAATTGTGTGGTTGTGTTGGGTGTTGTGTTGTTCATAAGGCAATCGTTTTTAGTTTTCGGTTATCGTTTCAACACCACAAACAAATAACAACATTTTGACAATCTCAGTTAATGAAATGTTAAAATCCCTGCGCATTATGCCCACCAATTTTCCTGCGTACATACAGGATCAGGCATAGCACGATGCTGCTTCACGCGTAAGGGAAAGGTCGAGTCAGTCAGTCCCTCGTGTGATGAGCAAGTCCATGACTTGCGAAGGCGTGTGTACGTATATGTGTACGTGCGTGACTCGCGCGCATAGCACGAAGGGATGATTCACATTTGAGATTTCGCATTCTAAGGGGGTGTGGTGCTTCTCGAATGGAGTCCGAGGTATGGGAGGTAGGGGATTGCCGAGATAGTATAGAGATATCCCCCTACCACTACGTAGTAGGGGGTATATCTATAGAAAATAATTGACAAATCCAAATGAAAAAACACGCTTTAACAAAACTTTAACAGCACGTTTTAACAAGGCTTTAACAGAAAATTTTTGTATTCACGTGTGTAGGCGTATGTGTGCGCAGGCAGGGGCGCAGGCGTACCCGCGTGCCCGAGCGGGCGCGTGTGTGTATGTATGTACAGGTGCGCGCGTGTGTGCGTATGTGTGTGCGCGCGTGCATATGGGTTGATTCTTCCCACCCTTTTATATATCAACCCCCTTACCGAGCGTGTACGTATGGGCGCATACAGAATCTGGCGGGCGCATAATGCACACGTGAGATAGAAACACACTTTAACAAGGCTTTAACACTTTACAGCGATTTGGTGTCCTATGTTTGCAGTGTAACCAAAACGAAATACGATGAAAAATTACGAAGACAGAATTGTTGAACTACTACGTAGAGATATGGAAAGATTTGACAAGCAAGTGCGTGACTGCGTGGTACGCCTATACAAGCCGATGGTGGTTTGTGGCCTCGACAAGTTGCTCCCTACACACACGGAAGTAGTAAAACTACTTGAGATTGTTAACGAGGTTAACGACACTCTCGACCTTATCCACGACACGTGCAAGGTGACACACGAGCACCTGTGTCACATGAGCCGTGTGTACTCGTACTGCGACCAGGCGCAAGGGATGGACACACCTACGGAAGTGGTTTGCGACTTGATAGGGGACATCCTCAGCGAAGAAGTCGAAATGTGTACACGTGAGGGATTCAGCCCGACTTTCGAACTGCTCGACTGCGCTACACACTTGCAAGTGTTTGTACTCGACTGAGCCTACACAATGCACACACGAAGCCCCGCCATTGAGCGGGGTTTTTTTTTGGCCCAATCGAAAAAGAACAGTTGCGCGGGCGCATAATGCGACCAGGTGCGCGAGGGGATCAGGCGCGCTCAGACCTGCGCGAGCGTGCACACATATGGGCCTATGCGTTACACATATACGCGAGGCTATTTTCAGCCGTTTTAAGGGACTTTCTCCTCTTGGGTGGTGTGTTGGTATTGTTGGCGGGATTGGATTCTTTAGGCGTTCTCTTGGGGCGGTCAGTGTGCCTCCAATGGTGGGGCGTGGGGTTGTGGTTCTCTTGTGGGGTTGTGTGTGGGCGTGTATTGTTCGCCCCCTCATATGTACGGGGGTGGGTGGGGGCTGTACGGGTCACCTATGGGGGCGTGTGTGTACTACGTGTGTGCACATAGGCGTGCCGGTGTACGTACGTGCTCGCGTAGGTGCGCTCGTGCTCGTGCACAAACGCCCAAACCTGTGCACGTGTTCGCCTGTACGCATACCCCCCCGTTCGTGCGGATGCGTTCGGGTGCGCGCGCGCGGGCGTCCATATAATATATTATCCCCACCAGAAACATTTCTCAGCAATTTTTACGGATCAGGAGTAATGGCCCGTGTTGTTTCAACTGATGTGCCGAATTGATACCCCCATAACAAAACACCCCCCGATAAACGGAGGGTATTTCTTGTCGCTGTAATACGCGAAGCATGCGAAAAATTTGAGCAAATTAGGGGCCCTTTGAAAACTTTATTCCGACGCGGTATGTCTGAGTTTCTTCTTGAACCGTTCAGTATCCATTGACGCTGATGCTATGGATAAAGAACTATTGTGTCCCAGTACGTCGTTAAGACGGGATGAAGGTACAAGAAAAAAATGATAAAGTCAATAGTAGTAAATACCCAATTATGCAAAGTCCTCGTATGTAATCCAAACATCTCTGCCATCAAGCAGTTCGTTGGCTACCTTGGGATACATGTGTTGGTATGCATAGGTGCTTTTGCCTATGAAGCCTTTCATGTCTGCAGAGTTACCGACAAGTAAGCAACCCGCTGTATGCTCATCTGTGTTTCCAATATGGATTAGTATGTATTCAAACCCTGGTACGTCGCGTACCCATAGCATACCCTCGTGCATATTAGGGAACTTGTCCTGGTATCTTTTATGGTGTCCACCTACAGTACGTAGGGTGATGCGATATGTCCCTGCTGGGATCCTGGTTTCACCCATAACCTTCTCGTCACGATGCTCGTCCTCTAATGTAAAACAGAGGAACTCTCTACCTTCTTTGCTCTCTAGGTACAGTGCTCCAAGAGTGAAGTCATCTTGGCTGTACATTCTTATTACACGTAATTCCATAGCCATAAAGATACCCTATATTTGTGATATGGATTTAATAGAGTTATACAACGAGAAGTTCGCACACTTATCTGACAAAGGAAACGTGCATACGTATATACAAAAGTATTACAGCGAAGAATTTTTTATGCCCCAGCGTATAAAGAACGTACTAGAGATAGGGGTCATGTCGGGCGGCAGCCTAATGATGTGGCACGATTGGTTCCCTTCTGCTAATATTATAGGGCTTGACAGTGATGAAAATGCATTGATTGAGTTTAATAAAAATTGCGGAGACGATGATTATGATAGGGCACAGGTAAGGATAACAGACGCCTATACACAAGAATCGTTAGACTCCTTTAAAGACAACCACTTTGATTACATCATTGATGATGGGCCACACTCTCTCGAGAGCCAACAGTATGCTGTTAAACATTATCTTTGTAAGGTACGCCCTGGTGGTAAACTTATCATCGAAGATGTGCAACAAACTTCATGGTTAAAGGAACTGATGGATGTAGCAGACCCCGAACTTGTGGCTTCACACAAAGAGGTGGTGCTGGATATAAAGCGCAGATCAGACGATATAATATTAGAGATAACACGTAAGTAATGAAGTACCGAACAGGAGACCCCAAGAAAAAGAAGAAGGCCAAGGTACGTGGTGTCGATGTAGACAAACTACCAGAGGGACGTATCAAGGAGTACGATACACCTTTCCCCTTCCGTAAACGCAAGAAGAAATGAAACTAAAGAAGACAAACAAGAGCGTTAAGGTAAAAGCACCAGAGGGATACCACTGGATGACAGAGGGTGGACGCCACTTTCTAATGAAGGGTGACTACAAACCACACAAAGGAGCATCGCCAGAAGCACCGTTCCGTTTAGTTACACATGACAAAGGAAAGAGTAGTCCTGCTATGGATGCTGCTCGGAATGCGAAGAAAGGTTAAACGGTTCTTCACCCCTCATCTTTCTATATAGGCGGGCCACATTGAGCCTGCCTTTTTGTGTCAACGCATACCGCACCCTGTAATTCATCTTGGTTTCATCTCTAAAGAAATGGTCTTCCATGTTTTGGCTCGGTGTGAGTTTATCGAAGTGCTTGTATATCCATCCCTTCTTCATTAATGGATACACGTATCTATCCGCTAACTTCTTATGGCTTCTATTCATAGTCTCTGAAACATAGGATATCGTCCAAAACTCCAGGTCATAGATAAAGAAAAGTAAATCCACCTCAGCCTTTCCCAGATCCATGTTATCCTTCGCATCCCTGTAAAGGAAGTGCAGGTTCTTCATACCGTTCTCCTGGATATACTTCTTATCAATCTTAGAGAACTCTCTAAACTTCTTCTTTCGGCTTACAGTACTTTTGGGCATATCAGTATCTTTGTTAGGTAAAAGTAATACTATGGCATCACTTAGTGGAAATAAAATAAAGGATACGTTTGACAAGTTACTCAAACTTGAGTCAGCACAACTCTCAGCAACAGAACAAGTAGTAGAAGACGGGGCTGGAAACAACAGTGCGCTCAAACTTTCTACCGATACAGTAGAGACTACAGGGGAATTAAAGATAACAGGAACACCCTCTACATCAACCAGTATTACTAAAGCGTTAATGCTTAGTACTTCTGGTGTGGTAGTTACTCGTGACCTCAATACAAACCCGATTGGCACGGCATCTATTACAGCGAATACTCCTCTGTCAGCAACAGGGAGCACGGTTGAACTACAAGACGCAGGTAACTTAGGACAGATTACATCTCCTGCAAATGCAGATAAGTACTTGATCTGGGACGAAGCAGCAAGTGCTTACAAATATATAGAGCAGGTAGACCTAGTGAACTCAGTCTCTACTCAAGTAGTTGGCACGGGTCTCCAAACTTTATATGCAAGACCACAAAACAGCAATGCTTTAGCCACGGGTAGCGCGACGCCGGTAGTGCAGTTCGCAGAAATATTTGGAGACTCTAGCGCGACAGGATCAGTATCAGCAGCAACATCATCAGTAATCTTTGGAGACGCCAATGATTATCTGAGCATACCAGAAAGCGGACTCAGCGATCCTAGAGACAATATCTTGATTAACGAGAAGCAGGGATTCTTTCAGTTGACCGCATCTATAGAGGTTACCTCTACAGCAAACACAGATGTTACTTTCGATATCTATGACGCCAGTGCCGCTTCAACAATTGCAGAAACCTTTAGAACTGTGAAGAACGGAGAGACTTACCACTTACAGTTCAATGTATTGTGGTACAGCGACGGAGCAGCAGGGTATAGGCTACAACTCAGAGGATCTGCAGGAAGCAGCGGGGTAACCCTTAGCGCTAACAACTCACATCTTGAAGTAAGATTCCTGGGAACAAACACATCTTTTTAATGGACTATAAGCAGAGATACGAGGCATTCCAACTCATAAGGCTTAAACTAGGGGAGATAGAAGAGATAATGGAAGTATATGGAGGAAAGACGCAGTACCTGTCTATGTATTGCTTTGGAATCTTTGTACCAGAGTCAGATCAGGAAGAGGAGAAGTACGAGATGATGACAGGGATGCATATGGCTGCACCAGACGAATACGATTTAATGATAGAAACTGTAGACGAAGTTTTTGAAACACACATCAACGACGAAGAGGATGAAGGTGATTCAAGTAAAATAGACTACTGGCTAAATAAATAGAATGGAACTTATTAGAAAAATCATCATCGGGACTAACCCGAAAGATGCTATGGCTTATTATGTGGGTCAAAGAGCAGGCGATTCAGTTATTGATTCAATCATACAGGACGAAAGATGTTTTGTTAAATACGGAATAAGGCGTTACCTTGTATACATCTACAACAAAGACGAGGGAACGATGCTTTGGAAGACCGTAGATAACATGCCTGTATTAATTGAACATGACTGCGAATTCTTATGATTGTAATTGACAACTTTATCAAAGACCCTTCCTTTATCAAACAACTAGAGGATAACAAAGACTACCTCTTTGGAGATAACGGGTCTTATCACTGGTGGAACGGATGGTGGAACTCATCAGACGATACCATCAAAAAACAACTAATCTCCTATATCTGGAGAGACTATCCAGTATACCCTTCGGTAAACCTAGATGGCTTTGAGTATTGGACAGGCCAGTTCGGGGAAGGGATGCCTAATGCAAGTCTTGGTATGCATCTGGATAAAGATGAGGCACTATGGAAAAGCACTGGGGAGATTTCATCTCCGATTGTAGGTACTGTATTCTACCCTGTAGAGATGGATATCGACGGTGGATACCTTGAGATATTCTCTAATGGCTCAGAGAAACAGCCGGAGCGCATACGTGCAAAACACAACAGGCTAATCATATTCGATGCAGGAGGAACACACCACAGAGTTACAGAGGTAACACGAGGTACCAGATCTGCTATTGCAATCAACCTTTGGGATAAGAAGCCAACAGGAGAACTCAAGGAGGAATGAAATCGCTCTATCACTTTTTAGTACGTGTACCTAAAGTAACCAAGGACACTATAGAAATCAACGGTGAAGAAATGTATCTCGACACCAAGTGGGATGAGTTCAAACATAGAACCATGGAAGGCGAGGTGGTTGCTCTACCAGCAAAGTTTGATACCAATGTTAAAGTAGGGGACATCATGTATTTCCATCATCACGTTGTGCTTGGTGGTAACCACATGATGATGAACGAGGAAACAGTTCAGTTAGAAGAAACCAAGAAGCGTGGTCAATTCATAAACCCAGATGACGACATATACGTTGTCCACTATGGAGGTAACCTAGACCCTATATCCTGCCAAGCCTATGCATATAAATGCCAGGACACCGGAGAGATAGAGTTGATTAGTGACTGGATATTCATTACTCCAGAACCAGAGGAAGAGCAAGAGGAAACGATAAAGAGTGACATCATCGAACTCATACCCAAGGCTAACCCGCCAAAAGAAAAGAAAGGTTACATCAGATGGTCTTCACCTAAGTTGAAGGAACTACAATTAAACCCTGGAGATAAGGTGTTGATTAGGAAGAACTCGTCTTATGAGATGGAGGTGAATGGAGAGAAGTTATGGAGAACCTATTTACAATCAATTCATGGCAAGATCGAAGAAGTATAACAACATAGATACCGCTGTAAACCTAATGCAGGCGATGCAGATTGCAATAGAGAATATGATACAGGAAATACAAAAGCCTGTAGACCAGGAACTTAGCGGTTCACAGCGTAAAGCAGAACTGCAATCAATAAAGCAGACAGCGGTAGACGCAAAAGAACTTATTGTTGAAAGAGAAAAACTCGAACAACTTATCAAAGGACTCCAGCAAGATGGAGAAATCAAAGAAGAACGAGACTATAGCGGAGGATTCGCAGAACAATACTCAAAGTAATCAAGTCTTCATATACTGGGATTATTAAATGGCTGGACTTGTAGAAATAGAAGATGAAATTGTAGTCAACATATGTGCTGACAAAACACAAGGAAAAGTCAGTATATACTTTGACTTACCCATACAGTTCCCTAAGCAACCACCTAAGAAGGATATTCTATTTTACGATAAGCCAAAGGCTGAACAATACTGGCAAAGGAAACCGTTACCCGATGACTTAAAGAAAGTAAAGTCAATGGAAGAATGGATGTCTATGCCAGAGCAATTCCGTAAGAAGTATACCAATTACATTACTGAAGAATATAAAAGAAGACGCAATGGAGTATGGTTCTATAACAACGGGGTACCTACCTATATCACTGGAAACCATTACTTTTTCCTGCAGTGGTGTAAGATTGATATCGGATACCCATCCTATCTCGATTTCCAGAGACAACTATTCATACACCTTGACGCTTGCGTAGCAGATCCACGCTGTGTAGGACAGGTATATGTCAAGTGTCGTAGATCAGGATACACAAATATGTCGGCGGCAATACTTGTAAACGAAGGAACACAGGTTAAAGAGAAACTACTGGGTATCATGTCTAAGACAGGTACCGATGCACAGGAGAATATATTCATGAAGAAGGTAGTGCCTATATACAAGTCGCTGCCTTTTTTCTTTAAACCTATTCAAGATGGTACTACCAATCCCAGAATGGAACTCGCCTTTCGTGAGCCATCAAAAAGAATCACTAAAAAGAACAAAACCTCATCAAGAGGTGAGGCTCTTAATACAATTATTAACTGGAAGAACACAACCAACAATGCCTATGATGGTGAGAAACTACACATCTTGTATTTGGATGAGGCTGGTAAGTGGGAAAAAGGTAATGATATACGAGAAGCATGGCGAATACAAAGAACTTGTTTGCTTGTAGGTAGAAAGATTGTAGGCAAAGCATTGGTAGGAAGCACTGTTAATCCCCTAGACAGAGGAGGTCGGCAGTATAGAGAACTGTACTACGCAAGTAATGTAAATGACAGAAATGAAAACGGTAGAACAAAGAGTGGTTTGTATGGGTGTTTTATACCAGCATACGATGCCTTGGAAGGTTTCTTCGACAAGTACGGAACGCCTGTCATTGATGATCCCGAAAATAGTATTATAGGCTTAGAGGGTGAGCACATAAACCTAGGTTCAAAGACTTACTTAAAGAATGAAAGAAAAGGTTTGTCTGGAGACTCTTACGAACTAAACGAAGTTATACGTCAGTTCCCTTTTACGGAATCCGAAGCGTTTAGAGACAGTGCAAAGGCATCTCTGTTTAACGTACAAAAGATATACGAACAGTTAGAATACAACGAGGATTTGTTCCCGAACCCTGTAGTTGTAGGAAACTTTGTTTGGTCGCTAGGGCAGAAGGATACAGAGGTAGTGTTTAGTCCTGATCCCAACGGAAGATGGAGGGTAGCATGGATGCCACCTGTAGAGTTAAGGAATAAAAAGAAACCAGAGAACGCCTGGTTAGGATGTGCTGGAGTCGATAGTTATGATATAGATGCAACAGTGGATGGGAGAGGATCTAAAGGTGCTTGTCATTTCTTTAACAAATTCAACCTTGAGTACCCATCGAATATGTTTGTAGCAGAGTACGCTTCAAGACCACCATTAGCAAAGATTTTTTATGAAGACATATTAATGGCATCCAAGTTTTATGGGTACCCTGTTTTGATTGAGAATAACAAATACGGAATCGCAAGACACTTTGAATCAAGAGGTTATGACCACTTCTTGCTAGACAGACCGGCTCACCTTACATCGAATTACGGTAGCAAAACAAAAACTAAAGGCATACCATCCAACTCACAAGACGTCATACAAGCGCACGCGCAGGCTATAGAGTCTTTTATACACGCGAACGTCGGTCTAAACGAGCAGACACTAGAGTACGGAAAGATGTACTTCGAGAGAACTCTAGAGGACTGGGTGAACTTTAAGATAGATGATCGTACAAAATATGACCTTTCTATATCAAGCGGACTAGCCCTTCTTGCGGCTCAAGGTCATAGGCCCGAAAAGCCAAAATCAGATTTCAATAGTAAGCAGTTCTTCCGTAAAGGTCAGATAATTATACGAAAATAATAAGAGGTATATTTGCAACAGTAGCAATCTAAAGTATGGACAACGAATACACAAATGGACAATCCTCATTTCCAGATCCTTTATCTGGCGTCGAGGAGAAGATGTCTAAGCAATATGGTCTGCAATATGCGAAGGCTATGTTTGCGCAATGGATTGGAAGTGACTATCAAAACTCATTGTATGGAAGACGCAACAGCGAAATGGAACGCTGTAGAGATTATGCGCAAGGAACACAAGACACATCTATCTATCGTCAGATATTAAACTCCCTCGATAACAACAATGGTGATGGAACATTGATGACGCTAGACTATACGCCAGTTCCTATTATACCTAAGTTTGTTAAGATTGTTGTAAACAAAATTCTTTCAAAAGAACCATACCCTCAGATTGAGGCCATTGACCCCCTTTCAAGAACAGAGAAGGATAAGAAGAAAAACGCTACCGTCTTGCGTATCGAGAATCGAGATATGATTGAGGAAGCGAAGTCACTAGGCCTGCGTGTTAAACAAGACCCTGGACAACTACCAGACACACCAGAAGAAACTGAGATATTCTTAGACACCAACATTAAGACGGACGCAGAAATCTCTGCTCAGATTGCTACTGAGATGACATTGAAGTGGAATGACTTTAATCAATCTATCTACCGTCGCTGTGTTGAAGACCTAGCAACTCTTGGTATGGGTGTTGCCAAAAGAAGCAATGACCCCAACTATGGAATCAACGAGGAGTATGTTGACCCAAAGAAATTTATACACAACTATACAGACGACCCAACATTCTCTGACCTAACCTATGCTGGTCATTTTAAGTACATAACAATCATGGACTTAAAGCGCATTGCTGGTAACCAGTTTACAGAGCAAGAGTATGAGGAGATTGCTAAGACTGTAATGAACAAGTATGGGAACAACCCTACTCAGTTCTCTACAACAGGATCTGGTTACGACAGACCCGGTACAAGATATCGCCAAGGATACGATGAGTACAAAATAGAAGTGATGGACTTTGAGTTCATGTCTGTTGATGATATCATATACGAGAAGAAGGAGTCAGCATACGGGAACATAGGTTTCTATTTTAAAGGAAACGAATACAACGCACCCCAGCAATCTGTATACAACAGAGAAGCGGTGTACATGAAGAACGCTACGGTATATGGTGGTACTTACATTGTGGGTACAGAGAAGTTATACAACTACGGGCCAAAGAAAAACATACCTAAGAACGTACATGATATTTCACGTGCTCGTTTATCATATAGCATTGTAGCAACTAATATCCGTGGGATGATACCTAAGTCAATGGTATCCTCTGTTATAGGGTTTGCTGACATGCTCCAGATCACGCACTTGAAACTACAACAATCTATTGCTAAAGCAAAACCAGATGGACTCATCATTGATATTGAAGGGTTAGAGAACGTACAACTAGGGCGCGGTGGTGAACTGCAGCCACTAGAGATTCAAGACATCTACGAACAAACTGGTGTGTTCTATTACCGGAGCAAGAATCCAGAGGGAGGTTTCCAAAACCCACCGATCAGAGAGATAGGTAATAATATTAGAAACATACAAGAACTTATTTCTCTTTACAATCACTACCTAAGAATGATTAGAGATGCCACCGGTATCAATGAGGTTATGGATGGAACCACTCCAAAAGGCGAAGCCTTAGTGGGTGTAAATCAAATGGCAGTACAGGCTGGAAACAACGCTATATACGACATCACTAATGCCGCGATGGTTCTTTACCAAAAGGTGTGTGACGATATTGTTCGCTGTCTACAGGTAATACCACCAGACAGTATACTATATAAAGTATACACAAATGCCGTTGGAGAAACCAATATGGCCGTGCTTAGTTCTTTCGATAATTTATCTATGTACAACTTCGGCGTGGTGGTTGTTACTGAGATGAATGAAATGGACAAGCAATACCTAGAACAAAACATACAGATTGCTCTTGGACAAAGAGAAATTGACCTTGAAGATGCGATTGCTATTCGCCAGATTAAAGACGTGGAACAAGCAGAGAGACTCTTGGTGGTTCGCAGAAAGAAAAGAATCAAGCAACAACAAGAGATGATGGCCCAGCAAGCGCAGATACAATCTCAATCAAATCAACAAGCATCACAAGTGGCCGCTCAAATGGAGATGCAAAAAAAGCAACTCGAAGCCCAGATAGAAGCACAGCGGATTCAATTAGAGACTGAAGCCAAAGCGCAACTCATACAACTAGAGTATCAGTTCAAAATTCAAATCGAACAACTTAAAGGAGAGTATGGTGTGATTGAGCAACAAGTGGAAAGCGGAGTTCGTATGCAAGTAGATGCTGAGGCAGAGAATCGTAAAGACCAAAGAATAGATAAACAAGCGTTGGCTCAAAGCAAATTAATTGCACAACGTCAAGGCGAACGTCCACCTCTTAGTGAGGATATAGTAACCAACCTAACAATATCATAAGATGTCTTGCTCCTGCTCAACAAGCCAATGTTCCTGTGGAAACCCCACAAACGTAAATTTGAATAACGCTGCACAAGTAAATATATGTGCCCGTCGCGGTGATACTTTTCAATTAGACGCCCAAGTAAAGGACTCTGATGGAACGGCATTAGACCTAACACTGTACACTTATAAAATGGAAGTCAGAGAGTATGATGACGGCCCATTAATTATACCCAGTACAGACATAACAATTAGCGGCACCAATGTTGGTGCTTTAACTATTTCTATTTCCGCTACAGATATGCAGGTAGATTCCGGTACTTATGTGTACGGCCTGCAGTCTACACTAACTTCAGACGGTAGTGTAGACACATGGTTCTACGGAACCTTTGATGTAGTGCAGGATATAGTGCAATAACAAAACAAAACCAATGGCCAAAATAGATGTCACTGTAGTAAACGGATCTGGACTTGTCTTTGACTTGACTATACCCCCTTGTACAACTATCCTTGTTACAAAGGGAGATGTCAAGCAACTTCCTGGCGCTAAGGGTCAGCCGGGTGACAAAGGTGCGAAAGGTGCACAAGGAGATAAAGGTCAGAAAGGAATTGAGGGCGCTAAGGGCGCTGAAGGCACTAAGGGTGCTGAAGGCGTGAAGGGACAAAAGGGCGATCAAGGAGATAAGGGTGAGCAAGGCTCAAAAGGCGAAGAGGGTTCTAAAGGAGAAGAAGGAAGCAAGGGCCAGAAGGGTATAGATGGAACCAAAGGCGAACAAGGAGAGAAGGGTGAAAAGGGTAGCCAAGGAGATAAAGGTGCACAAGGAGACGAAGGAGACAAGGGTGCTCAAGGTGACAAAGGTCAGAAGGGTGAGATAGGAGTCAAAGGTGCACAAGGCGACGAAGGCGACAAGGGTAGCCAAGGTGACAAAGGAGAAAAAGGAATAGATGGCACTAAAGGTGCGCAAGGAGATAAGGGTGCACAAGGAGACAAAGGTGCACAGGGAGACAAAGGTCAGAAAGGAATCGACGGAACCAAAGGAGCCCAGGGAGATAAAGGCGAGAAAGGAATCGACGGAACCAAAGGAGCACAAGGAGACAAAGGTGCACAAGGTGATAAGGGTATCGATGGAACCAAAGGAGCACAAGGAGAGAAGGGCATAGATGGAACTAAAGGTGCACAAGGTGCTTCTGGTGAAGATGGTTCGAAAGGTGACCAAGGTGAAAAGGGTCAGAAGGGCATCGATGGCACCAAAGGAGCACAAGGTGACAAGGGTGCACAGGGAGCATCTGGTGAAGGCGGCTCGAAAGGTGATCAAGGAGACAAGGGAGAAAAAGGTACCGCTGGAGACAAAGGTCAGAAGGGCCAACAAGGAGAAGAAGGTATTGGTGTAAAAGGTGCACAAGGAGACAAGGGAGAAAAAGGTACTGCTGGAGACAAGGGTCAAAAAGGTGCACAAGGCGACAAGGGTGCGCAAGGGGCCTCTGGTCAAGACGGTTCGAAAGGTGCCCAAGGAGATAAGGGACAAAAAGGAGACCAGGGCGACAAAGGACAAAAAGGAACTACCGGCGACAAAGGTGCCCAGGGTGCTTCCGGTGAAGATGGTTCGAAAGGTGCACAAGGAGATAAGGGTCAGAAAGGTGACCAAGGAGATAAGGGTCAGAAAGGGCAGACTGGAGACAAGGGTCAAAAAGGACAGACTGGAGACAAAGGTGCTACAGGAGCATCGGGTCAAGACGGTTCGAAAGGTGACCAAGGCGACAAGGGTCAGAAAGGTACCACTGGTGACAAGGGTCAGAAAGGAACGGCTGGAGATAAGGGAGCCCAAGGCGCTTCTGGTCAAGACGGGTCTAAAGGTGATCAGGGAGAGAAAGGAATTACCGGCGACAAAGGACAAAAAGGTACTGCCGGTGACAAAGGCCAGAAAGGTATAGGTGGAACCAAAGGTGCACAAGGCGCCTCTGGTCAAGACGGCTCTAAGGGAGACCAAGGAGATAAAGGACAAAAAGGACAGACAGGCGATAAAGGTGCACAGGGTGCTTCTGGTCAAGACGGTGCTAAGGGTGCACAGGGCCAGAAGGGCGCCCAGGGTGCTGCTGGTGCTAGCGGTACTGATGGTGCTAAAGGTGCACAGGGAGCCAAAGGACAAAAAGGTACCACTGGTGATAAAGGTGCTCAAGGAGACAAGGGACAGAAAGGCGCCCAGGGTGCTGCTGGTGCTAGCGGTACTGATGGTGCTAAAGGTGCGCAGGGAGATAAAGGCGAAAAGGGTACTGCTGGCGACAAAGGTCAGAAGGGTACTGCTGGAGACAAAGGTGCACAGGGTGCGTCGGGTCAAGATGGGTCTAAAGGTGACCAAGGAGCCAAAGGACAAAAAGGTACCACTGGTGATAAAGGCCAAAAAGGTCTCACCGGAGACAAGGGTGCACAAGGTGCTTCTGGTCAAGATGGTTCTAAGGGAGACCAAGGAGATAAAGGGGCTCAAGGAGATAAAGGTGCACAAGGTGCTAAAGGTGCACAAGGAGCGTCTGGTCAAGACGGGTCTAAAGGTGCACAAGGAGCCAAGGGACAGAAGGGTACTACTGGTGATAAAGGCCAGAAGGGTACTGCTGGGGATAAAGGTGCACAGGGTGCCTCTGGTGATGATGGCTCTAAGGGTGCACAAGGAGCCAAGGGTCAGAAGGGTGTTGCTGGTGATAAAGGTGCACAAGGTGACAAAGGCCAGAAAGGTATAGATGGAACCAAAGGTGCACAAGGCGCCTCTGGTCAAGACGGTTCGAAAGGTGCACAGGGCGATAAGGGTCAGAAAGGTGTAGCGGGTGCCGATGGTTCTGATGGAGCCAAGGGTGCTCAAGGAGACAAGGGACAGAAAGGTGCACAAGGTTCTTCTGGAACGGGTGGAACCAAAGGTGCTCAAGGAGACAAGGGACAAAAGGGCGCGCAAGGCACTGCTGGTACTGACGGAGCCAAGGGTGCTCAAGGAGCCAAGGGTGCGCAAGGGGCCTCTGGTCAAGACGGGTCTAAAGGTGCTCAAGGCGATAAGGGACAAAAGGGCGCGCAAGGCACTGCTGGTACTGACGGAGCCAAGGGTGCTCAAGGAGCCAAGGGTGCTCAAGGAGCCAAGGGTGCGCAAGGGGCCTCTGGTCAAGACGGGTCTAAAGGTGCACAAGGAGATAAAGGACAAAAAGGTTTAGCGGGTGCCGATGGTTCTGATGGAGCCAAAGGCGCGCAAGGACAGAAAGGCGCACAAGGCGGCGCTGGTACTGACGGAGATAAAGGACAGAAGGGCGCCCAGGGTGCTGCTGGTGCTAGCGGTACTGATGGTGCTAAAGGTGCACAGGGACAGAAAGGTGCACAAGGTGACAAGGGCCAGAAAGGTTTAGCGGGTACCGATGGTACTGACGGTGCTAAAGGTGCACAAGGTGCTAAAGGTGCACAAGGTTCTTCTGGAACGGGTGGAACCAAAGGTGCTCAAGGAGACAAGGGACAGAAAGGTGCTCAAGGTACCGCGGGTTCTGATGGTTCTGATGGGGCTAAAGGTGCTCAAGGAGACAAGGGACAGAAAGGTGCACAAGGTTCTTCTGGAACGGGTGGAACCAAAGGTGCTCAAGGAGACAAGGGACAGAAAGGTGCACAGGGTACTGCTGGTTCGGATGGTTCGGATGGGGCTAAAGGAGCGCAGGGTACCGCTGGTTCTGATGGTTCGGATGGGGCTAAAGGAGCGCAAGGTGCTAAAGGTGCACAGGGTGCCGCTGGTACTGACGGTTCAGACGGTGCTAAAGGTGCACAGGGTGCCGCTGGTACTGACGGTTCAGACGGTGCTAAAGGTGCACAAGGTGCTAAAGGTGCACAAGGTTCTTCTGGAACGGGTGGAGCCAAAGGTGCACAAGGTGCTAAAGGTG